CCTTAGAGAATCTCGAAGGGTACTTGAAATCTGTCGAGCCAACAGAGACGCCGTTATATTCTACCCTATCACAATCAGCCGCACCAAAGGCAACTCTTAATGAGTGGCTTGTGGACTCGCTCGCTGATCCTGAAATCGGTGGAGTAATTGACGGAAATGATCTCGATCTTTCTACTGCTCAAAACTTAATCGACACTCGTGCAAGATTACATAATCGTCTGCAGACATTCCGCGACTACTTTGCGGTCTCTCGTCAAGCTGAGATGATTGATGTCGCTCCTAATGGACAGGGTGGATTATTTGCCGCTTCCAAAGCAAAATCACTTATTCAGCTTAAACGCTCTATCGAAACCGCTATCGGATCAGGAAATGATCAGAGTGCAGGTTCAGGTTCAGCCGCCTCGACCCTCTGTGGGTTAGGGATTTGGTCTGACCCAAGTGCGACCGGAAATACTTTCGATACAAGTGCCAAAGAAGCATTTCGTTCGGTTAGTGGTTCCCGTGTCGCTCTTAGTTCTTTAACTGAGTCTGCTCTTCGCGGATTGCTTCAGGCAGTTTACACCGCCAGTGGTGCTAAAGGTTCTTACAAATTGTATGCTGGACCAGCTGTCATGGCGGCTATCACAGACTACACCCGTGCCGCAGTTACCAACAATCCTGTTTACAGCTTCACTCAAGATGTAAGCGGTAAGACATTAGTCGGATCAGTTCTTCATTATGTCTCAGATTGGGGCAGTATTGATATCATTCCTGACCTTTTCTTGGGTCGTGTGAATGGCTCTGCCACCAGTCCTGACACTGATGAGGCTACCGTAAACACGGATCGTGCTTATCTCATCCCTGACGATGACACTGTTTCCTTAAAATTCCTTGAAGGCATTTCCGTAGTGGATCTTCCTGATAACGGAGGTGGAAAGAGAGCATTCTCTGAGTGTATGGCCACCCTTCGGGTAGGCAATCCAAGAGCTTTAGGTTCTATCGTTTAATTAGGTAATAGTATTATTATTATGTTGTTATTTGGAGGCCGGCTTAGGGGTAGGCCGGCCTCCTTTTTCTTTTTATAAAATGAGTCTAAATATAATCGTAAAAGGTGGAAAGAGGAGTGGGAACTCCCAGGAAGAAATCGCATACTATCTTCGAAAAGCCAACGAGCAGGCAGTGGTTCGCGAAAAGGCTGGGTATGCACAACGCCAAAAGCAGTCCCGCAAGGCCGCCAAAGCGTTTGAAGGAGGTAAGGGTGACCTTCGACTAGCTCGGGTAACAGACTTAACCACATATGTCCGCCATGAGCAGGAAAGACCAGGATGCTGGGCAGACAAAGGATTCCGTAAGGACTTCGAAAAATCCAACCCCGAGTGCAAAGTTAAACACTAATTTTTTTATATTATGGCAAACTACGCAACCGCCACCTATTCCCAGTTAAAATCAAGATTCCGAGCATTGGCCGGACTTGATGCACTTCAGGCAACAGATGCTAGTTTCCTTAGAGATCTCGTAAATCGTGCGGCTCGCATAGCCCATGAGAGATATCCCTGGCCGCAGTTTACAGTAATTGGCGAAAGCGTAGCAATAGTAACCAGTGACTCGAACCAACTTAGAATTTATGGCACAGGAAACAAATTAGCCGATGATGCTAATGTAGTTTTCCGTATTCATAAAACAGACCCATCCACAACTCGATACCCCGAGGAGTATACCTTTTTAACAGAACTGGACTCTAGTGGTTTTCCATCTATTAAAATCATTGAGCCAACGGTTTTGGACGGGGTAAATGTATTTATAACTTATCGAAAAGATCTCCGGTCAGAAATAAACAACGGAGCGGCCACCAGTGGATACTATGGTGATGAGTCGGGAGATGAACCAAACATCCCCAATTTCTTTTTCGACTACTTAGTTCAGTCAGCTTACGCCGGTTTTCTTCGTGGAGATGGGCAGACAGAAAAAGCTCAAGTAGAAGAGCAAAATGCAGAATTTTTACTGGGTCAGGAGATTGATTTAGTGCGCGAACAAAGCCGACAATATCGCAATGACATCCTCCAATATCGTGCCCCTAGTCAGTTTCGTCGGCACAACATCCAAGCAGGAGGCCAACCTGTTAATCCAGGCATCGCCAATGTTCAATAATGGCTAGAACTGTTACATTTGAATCCCTCGAGAAACGCTTCAAGATGGCGGCTGGCCTGCCAACCTTGACGCAGGTGGATGAATTTTTCTTTAAGGAATCACTAAACAGCAGGGCACAAACTGCCTGGCATCGATGCAAGTGGCCGGAGTTGCTCAAGTTAGTGGAGAAGTCAGTCGGATCAACGACTAACCCCACAGCAGACAAGGCTGTTCAGATCGACAATGATTTAAACATAATGGAGATCCACCAGGTTTACACCAAGAATCCATTTACAGACAGTGCGGCGGTATTGTTAGATTTTAAGCTACTGGACGGATATTTAATATTACCGGCAAACAGCTCGGTCACATCTGTCTTTATAGTAGGAACAACAGTTCGCCCAACCTATGGAAAGGATGCAGGAGAGGAATCAAATGTACCTGACTTTTTAGCTAACTACCTGGTGGCCGGCGGACTCAGCGACTTTCTTCGTGGAGACGGACAGACAGAAGCGGCCATGCAGGAAGAGAATAGGGCGGAAGAATATCTCGCATTGGAAATTGATCGTGCAGAACGACTGCAATCGCAAAACAAAATAACCTTTAACACTTACCCGAGCTATAGCTTCGGGGTGTCAGTTTTAACCACTACTTAATTACTATGGGCATTTCATCATTTAATGTACAAAATTCAATGGGAGCCAATGGTTCTGTTTATGTAAACGGAACATCGGCGGCAACGGGCGATTTCGTCGCAATTCAGTTTACCGAGGATTCGGTAATCGGTGCTATCACTGGGCAGATGGATAACTCAGCTCAGTTAATAGCCGATGCAATAACATTTAATAAAAACGACTGCATCTACCTTCCCTTCACCAGCCTCACTCTTACCAGTGGTGCGGCGATACTCTACAAAGCCTGATGCCTTTTTTCGGTATAGGTTTACACATCGGTGATACCGAAGGGGACAGCCAGGTTGGACCTACTCCACCCAGCGGACCCGACGGAGTTATCCAAACCGAGGCGGCAGACTTCCTACAAGTGGAAGCCGGACAATTTTTAGCATTCGATTAAGAGGAAATAAATTATGGCGAATAAGAAAATAAGTGCATTGACCGACCTGGGGGCAACCCCGGCAGTAGGCGACATTTTGCCCATCACCGATATATCGGAGGGAATCACCAAGAAGGTAACCGTTGCCGACTTGGTAGCCGCCGCTCCGCAGGGTGACTTGGTGTCGACGAACAATCTAAGCGATTTAGCAAATGCAGGCACTGCTCGCACAAATCTTGGACTAGGCACATCCGCCGCACTAGATGTAGGAACCGCAGATACGAATGTTGTGCAGTTGGCTGATGTAGGTGGCACGGTCAAACTGCCTGCTGTTGACGCATCGCAACTTACCGGCATCGAAGGGGTACAAATATTATCCACCAATGAAACAGGTGGCACTAAATATTTAAGAGAAGACGGAGACGGCACTTGTTCATGGCAACCCGCTGGTGCTGATGTGGATGGTCCTTTGACCATCGCACTTCGTGGAACGGACAACCCCCACATCGGAGCGTCTCCTGATCAATCATTCAATGTAATGGATAATCCGAATAAGTCGGCAATGGTTGTTGCTGATGCGGATGGAAATATTACCTACATCTTAAAAGACTCCGCCGCTGAAGTAAGGGTGGCAAAAGGAGTATCAGGCACACCGTCTCGCTTTGCCCTAGCATCCGACCTTCCCGCATTCGTCTTAGAAAATGATTCAGGAGAACCTGACATTGAGGTTACGGATGCGACTACAGCAGAGAAAATATCAGTCATTAGTGGAGATTCCGACACTAAAGGAGCGAACGGCTTACCAATCAGACAAGGATACAATCTTCCCGACATCGGGGGAAACCCATCACCACTTCTCATTTCAGGCGGAACAATCGCTTAACTTAATTCTTAACTAACACAATATTATGGCAACTGTATACATCGCACCAACCGCACAAGGCTCCGCAGACGGAACATCAGAAGCAAACGCTTACGCTATCGGATCACTCGCTACAGCAGAATCAGATGCAGGAGTAGGAGGTATAATCTATTTCTTAGACGGAGATTACTACACTAGCGGAAACCCTACTTTTGACTCCACAGGAGTTACCTACCAATCTTTAAATAGACACGGAGCAAGAATAGGACCAGCAGCAAGTGGATCAACATCTCCAGCAACATTTACCATAGGTACATCTTCTACCACAAGTATCGCAATTAAAGATTTTAAGATCAGGAATTGTAAAATAATGATGCATTCATCGAACGACTCTAGTTCACCACTCCTTATTCAAGGAAACTTAATATACACGGAAGAGGCTAAAGATTTTGCGACTAATGGTGCAGTATGGGTTGCTGGTGCAGATGATGAAGTTAGGATTTACGACAATATATACAAACTAATTCAAGGAGGCAGATCATCCGATTCAATTTCTAGGAATGTGAATACGAATGTTAAGGTAGAGAGAAACACAATATATATTGAGTCTGACAATACTATTAACACAACAGACTTTTTAAATGCCGGCTCCTGCAAGAACAATATCTTCCAAGGTGCAGGTAGTGGTACATTCTCAAACACTTTCACTGCTAACGCAACAAACTGCTGTTTTCATAATTTTGGATCAAGCAATACAAGTGGTGGCACAGACAATGTATTCGCTGATCCGCAGTTTGTGGATGTAGCGAATCTAGACCTACGCCTCCGCCCCGCTTCTCCCTGCATCAACGCTGGAACCGCAAGCTAAGTAGTCATGGCACTCAATAAGTTACACAGGAAGGACTTTACCATTGCGATCAAACATGGTGCGGATCAAAACGCGGTAAAGTTTAAGAAGGAAGCGGTAAAAGGAGAACTGTTCTTCGACACTACTGATAATAAGCTATACATCGCCCTGAGCGATGCGGGTGCATCGGACGCAACAGTTGTAAGTGTAACGCTTGCGTAATGGCTCCTAAGCAGTCAGAGGGCTTATCGGAATCCTCATCTGCCCGTGTAAATGTACAATTCGCAATCAAGATTATTGTGGGTGTGGCAACCGCGGTGTGGTGCTGGTCTGAGCTTACCAACCGCATGGCGGCTATGGAACTCCAGGTGAGTCGGGTATCGCACG